CACTTATTGTGCAGTTCATCTTGCTCAGCAATATCTTTCCAATACTTAGAACGTACTGAAGCAAAATCAATGCCTGGCTGAAAGTTTAGAATAGTCTTACTAGTATCATCACCACCCATGAATGAATCAAGACCTGATGCAGTTACTTCTGTAACATACTTAGCAAAGTCATTTGTATCAGAGTGACCAAACAGGATGTCTGACTTCTTAACAGCTTCTTCAATACAAGCATTACGTTTAATAGACAATGAAGAGTGATCATGCTGAATCAACACAACTGGCTTTTTGATTTCTTTCAAAGCACGTTTGAATTGCTCAATAGCAGCTTCAGGATGAGATAACGATGGAAGGCTATTAATGATAACTACATCAGCATCATTACAACCATCAATCATTTTCTGTGCTTCTTCTGGCTTAGCCAACTTCAATTGAATCACATTAGAAACATCATGAGCATTCTTACGAGTCCATGACTTATCCTTTGATGAAAAGACTGTGAAGTCATATCCATTCTTTGCTAACCATTTAGTTTGCTCAACAGTAAACTTAGTTACGCCACATCCTTCAATGCCGCGGCCCATAATGATTGCGATTTTCATATTACATACACCTTTACATTTGCTTCGCTGAACATCTCAGCAGATTGCAACCATGACTCATGCCAATGTGGTCGCAGATTTAAACATTCTTCTGAGATATAGACTTCACTAATACCTACTTGAATGACGCCTTTACAGCATTCACTACAAACAGGTAACCCATAAACAAAAAGCTTAGCGCCGTCTAAAGATATTCCAGAATACGTAGCATTATATATGACATTCATTTCTGCATGAACTACATACTTGTACTTTGTTTCTCTATCGTTCAGACGTTCTTCAAAATCAAAAATACCACGTGGGAAACCATTAAAGCCCTGTGACAAGATTTGACCTTTAGACCCTACAGCGATTGCGCCAATCTTAGTGTTAGGGTCTTTAGACCATGACGAAACTTCTTTCGCCATAGACATATAACGATTAGCCCACTTGGTTTCTTTCATATCAATCGGTATCGCCAACTAAATCAAAGTGGCGTTCATAGATGTGTAAACTGCCAGCATTCCAGTGAAGATCACCAAGACCATATACAGTACCACTGCGACCATTGACTGCTTGAAGGACTTCTTTGTGTACATAGTGTTGCCATGCATAATCATTT